CCACCTACCTCTTTTTCTGCAACAGATAATTTGTTCCAGATTTTATCAGGTCTATTCATACTAAACCCTCTGTATCCTCTACGTCTTAAATAATACAATAGACGAGGTTTATTATTCTCTGCAAGTATAGGCATCCCGTAAAATACTAATGCCATTAGAACATCTTCAAAGAATATTTCAGCTGTAGGTGGTCTTGATAAGTATTCTAAAAAAAAGCTATTCGCAGGAGCGTCCTCCATACTAAACCTGGTTAAGCCGTGTAATGCTCCTTTAGAACCTTCTCCATCTACAGTTCCTGATATATCATAAGAGTCACAACCAAATGCTCCCATGTGTTCATTACCAGGATATCTTATACCGTTTTTAAGTACCACTCTATTTTGCAATTGCTGAGGTGGAACCCAGCTAACTTTAAATCTACCTTTTGGATCTGGGTAAAATATTACTTGTGAATCTTTCACTCCGTTTACCCATTGAAAGTTACCTTTAGTAATTCCTAAGGTTTGAGACATCTCCTCGTTGTAATCTATCTGTTCGTATATTTTAATAAGGTTAAATATACTATTTTTTGTTTCATCTCTAAACGCGTGTTCAGTTGTTCTTGGAAACTGACGGTAAAACTCATTTAAAGCATCTTGATCACTTTTTAAACCCTCAGCTTCATTTTGCCAGTGATCTATTACGCCTACATCTATTAGTTCACCATCTGGGGCAAGCACGTCTGTGTCAGGAGTAGTGAATACTGGAATTCCATACTCGTCAATAAATCCTTCGTAGTTCCATTCCATTGGGATAAACAGAGAGTATAAACCAGATTTTGTCTGACCATTTCTATTTCTTTTAGTGACATCTGATGCATTGTATAATTTTTTAAAGTTATCACCTCCTTTGTCTAAAGCATTTGATGTTGAACCCATCATACACTTACCTACTATCCTGCTACCTAATCTAAGACATGTTTTTGTAACACGCCAGTTGTTTAATATATTGTCAGGTCTTTCCCACTTACCACTTTCATCGTGTACTAATAAGTTTAATTTTTCACCGTCATAGCTATTGTCACCTGTGTTTTTCCAATCAATTGTTGTATCTAACCCCTGTATATCTTCTAACTTTTCGTTAGTTGTAATCTTTTTTCTTGTAAACTTACTAGCAGGCACTCTGTAGGCAAGTTCAGACTTTGGTCTATCCATACCATCTTGAATAGGTTTAAAGAAAAACGGGTAATTTATACTAATAGGTACTACTTTATCGGTAAACATTTTTTTAGCGTCTGCACCTGTTTTAGATAATATCCCATATCTACTATCACTCGCTAACGTGGCTAAATTAACTGTTTCAGCGCTTGACATGAAAGAAAAGCCAGAACGACGGTTTTTAAGGTATGACATACCATAACATCTTTTGTCTGCTTTACAAGCTTCCCAGAATATATAGAATAATCTGTTTGCCTCTCTAAAGTCTGGTGCACCAACATCTATTTTACTCCACTGTAGATACATATAATGTGTACCTGTTATATATGTTGGTTTACCTTTATTAGTAAACCAAAAGCCTTCATCTCTTCTTTTAAACTCTTCATCTATATAATCATACCACTGTTCTTTTTGCTCTTCAGGGTATGATCTCCAGTCAAATATGTTTTTTAAACGCTCTAAATCTTTCGGTTGCTTAAATTTTACCCACTTGTTTAGCTCATGTGCGTACACTCGCACTGGTTGTTTCGGCAGCGCAATACGCAAATTTTGTATTTCAACCACTTCACCAATTTGCCCAGTTTTAGAGATAACCACGACATCATGTTCTTTATCATATCCATATTTCCATTTTTTAGATTTGTTAAGCCGACTAATAGTCGTGCGTTTAATAGGTTCTATTGTTTTAACTAAACTTTGCTCGTACATTATTTAGATCTACCTTCTGCGAATCCTCTAAAGACTTCTTTCTTTGCCTCTTCAGGTGCCTTGCCCTCAAGCAAGTTTTCTTCTTCTTGGATTCTGTTAAGTATTTCAAATGCGTCAAATATAGCTAGTTTTTTAGTAGCTGCTGCGTTTTTTAATCTATCAGCTGATACATCATCTTCGGTGTTTGTAATAATCTTTTCTTCTGCTACCTTGATTAATTCATCAACTGCTTTTCGCCCAGCTTGGATTATACTCTTCTTCGTTTCCTTGATACTCATATTTAATTGTAATAAAATTAGATAAAACTCTATATAGCTTCTCGCCATCAACGATAAACTCATATTCACTACTTGGTCTAAAACCAACTAGATCATCAACCTTTACTGTACCGTCTGAATATTTAACAATACCTTGTAGTGGTTTTTCAGATTCAACATTAAATTGATCTACAGCTTTTAAAGGTTTAACAAAACAATAACCTTTTGGGGCTAAATATTTAACAATACCTTGTAGTGGTTTTTCAGATTCAACATTAAATTGATCTACAGCTTTTAAAGGTTTAACAAAACAATAACCTTTTGGTGCTATCCACTTATTATTTCTTTTGTATAAAAAGATTTGATCGTGGTTTATAAAATAAGTAGATTCGTTAAAATAACTTCTACTATTCTTTTCTCTACCTTTTACATCATGCCATCTACGAAACACGTTGTGATGCACTAAAACGGTATCGTTAGGTTTTATATCTGTACTACCAATTATAGGTGTTGATATAACTATAGCTTCTCTATTAGTAAACTCGTGTTTATAAATATCAGTATTTAATATTAACTCTGAATCACCAACTTTTTTTGTATTGTTATATCTTTTTCCTTTTGGCGTTACAACAAAGTTGTAAACGCTTTTCATTAGTATTGTAAGTTATATTCTACAGATACAGCCATATTCTTATTAAAGTCTTTCCAAGGTAAAACATCTTTATTCTTTTTAATATATATAGAATATTTATCTTCTTCTTCTAATATATCACATATAGTATGTCCACCGTAAACTTCTTGCCCTACAGCATAGTGCATCGCGTCGTTTTTGTAGTCTTTACCTATACTAATTTTTCTAATTAGCTTCGACATCTTCCTTGTAGTTTATCGCACCTGTTTGAATATCAATATCGTAAGTGCCGTATTCTTTTTCAAACTCTGTTTGTAATACTGTAAGTTCGTCTCTTAATCCAGCAATTTGATGCATCATTTCATGCTTTCTTAATTCTATAGAGCCTATTTCCAACTGTGCTCTATTAATGTTGTTTACTGTATTTTGAACTTTTTTCAACTGCTCGTCATTTATTTTTTCAGGTTTAATGCCTTTTAGTTCTTTGATTTTTCTATTTGTTCCTTTTACTTTTGTTGTTGCCATTTTATTTAATTTAAGTTAATTTAATTTGTTTTATTTTTCAAATCCTAATACTAATGTTATAGGATGTAAGTTGTATACGTTGTCATTGTTTTCTATAGCGTCAGTGTTAGCCGCGGTTAGTGTTACTTGTGTAGTGCTATCTACAGTAGCAACAGTACCTATAACAGCGTCGTCTTGAGCGTGAAGAACATCACCAATAGCAAAGTGCTCTTGTATATCAGCCGTGCCGTCTAGTGTTATAACCGTTTGAGTTCCTGCGGCAAAATTAGCTTCGTTGATAGCGTTTGCCGTAGATGGACTATCACCCCAATTCCAATTTCCATTAGATATAATGCCTACATATACAGTATCAAAACCTACATTGTCTCCACTAGTTGGATCACCTTCTAAAATTATAGGTAAACCACCTTGTTCTTCGTTTCCATTGTTACTAGTCGATGCTATAGATGTACCATTAGTTGCGTTTATAGCAAAAAAACCATCATCAATCCTAGCAAACCCCTGCATATCAGGAAGTGGAAAATGAGTAACAGCTCCACCAACAGTTCCTAACGAAAACGTATCTGTTTTTGAAAACAATACATCACAATTAAAAATATTAGGCGTTGGAGTTGAATTACCTTTTGGTCTTGCTAATAAAGTTATATTTCTTAAACAAGATGCACCTTTTGGAACTTGTATAGGCTGCCAATCTGATATAAGACTACCAGCAGCAATCACTCCGGCGTGTTGAACAGAAGCTGGTACTGATATTTTTTTTGTTACTGTAAAATATTTATTTATCATTTTATTTTTTTACTTTTTCTAGTGATCTACCGCCAAAATAAGCACCGATCACAGTTATTAATACTAATTGAAGTAAATCAACCCAACTGGATTTAACTTCGAAATTTAATGCACCTGCGTCTATAAATATTAATAGCATGGTGCATACTATTAAAAATATTAATACTAATGGCCTAACATTTTTACTTAGCCACGAGTCTGATTTTAAATCTGCCTCCCATCTTCTAGTAATGTTTTTTTCCATTTCTATTTGATAGCTAGCAATTAATTCTTTTATTTTTCTTTCTGCTTCTAGTTTTTCTTCAGTTGATGTATGTAGGTTATCTACAACACCACCTATGCCTTTAACTAGCTCTGCAGCTCCTCCTGAAAATATTTTTCCTAACATAATTTATTTTTTATCTTCTTCTCTAACTACATCTTCACGCTGCTCCTCTAAAAACTTTATATCTTCTTTAGTGTAACTTTTTGGATATTTTTTCTTTTTATTTTCTTTTCTACGTAGATCTTGAGACTCTATGCTGCCTTCGGTTATATTAGCAGAAATATTATGATCTTTTTTATCATCAATAGTCCTAGTCTTCTTTTTTGTAGCTATAGGTCCAACTTTATCTCTTTCAAGAAAGTGTTTCTTTTCTTCTTCATTATGATCTTTTTTATCATCAATAGTCCTAGTCTTCTTTTTTGTAGCTATAGGTCCAACTTTATCTCTTTCAAGAAAGTGTTTCTTTTCTTTTTCTACCATTTTAGGTAGAGAAGGTCCTTTCATTTTAAATGTCATATTATTCTTTGTTTTTTACTTTTTCAAATGCACTAATACCAAAGCAACCTAGCGTTACCATTACAAATGAATTGTATATTGTATCATTAATTTCTAATTGTCCTCCACCTACATATCCCATATATAAAATACCAGTAGCTAAATCTATAATAGCAAACAACACCATTATACCAAAAGATATAAACCCAATTATATTTTTTTCGTTTATAGTATTTTTATCTTTAAATAATTCCCACATAACTATTCCCAAGGCATTTTTTCCCAAGGAAACTCTTTACTTCCTTCTGGCATCCATCGGCCGTTATAATGTATCTTACCATCTTTTCTAGCATATGTCTCTCCGTTCCATCTTACAGCGTCATCACTATAAGCTAGCTTACCTATTTTCATATCTGTCATATGTACCATCTCGTGCATAATAACGTGCTGCTCTTCTTTGCTACCTGGTTTTATTTTGTTGCTTATAAATATAGTTCCATCGTTATTAGCCTCACCCATAATTCCTTTGCCTAGGTTTTGTTTTAATACAGGCGTGCCAGGAATAGAAGAGTCTTTTTTTCTAAACGATAGCTTTGACTCTATTTGACCTTCATTAGCCAATGGTGAT